AACCGTGATTAAGTTAAAAGATTTATTAAAAGAAGATAGTCATAAAGAAGGTAAGATGGCTAAACACGATGCTATGGAATGTGCTAGTGATGCTAAAGATGTTTCTGAAATGATTACAGATGATATGAATTTACCTGAGTGGTTAGAAGCAAAAATAACAAAGTCAGCTGATTATATGAATTCAGTAAAAGACTATTTAACTCATCATATGAAAGATGGTGGGGAAAGTAAATAACATAATATTTATAGGTATGAAAGACGAAATTAAATTTAACGGAAAAAAATACAAGAGGGTTGATGAAAGTGTCAACAAACGAGTAACCGTAAGAGAAGTTCGTTCTTGGTTAAAAAAGTTAGAAGAGTTCCGTTATAGGAAGATACCAGGTGTTGATGCTAGAAGAGTTGCTTCATTTATCAACAATGGTTTAAGTGAAACAGATTTACCGATGTCTCTACAGAAAAAGTGGAGTCAAGCCAAATACGGTAGAGAAAAACATTTGGCAGACAAATACATTAAAGAAAAAATTACAAACAAGTTAGCTCAGAATGAGGGAGTTGAAATGAAAAATATTAAGTTAATGGGTTTAATCGAAGACATAGGAATTATGGCTGATGAAAAACCAAGAGTAAATAAATATGAAGTAATAGAAGCAGTTAAGTCTTACCAAACAGTTGGTAAACAGATTTACAATAACAACAATATTTTAGAAACTGCTAAACAACTCGTTCAGATGGCTGAAGCTGCTCAGAATCACATCCTCGGTGAAAGTGATGATTGGTTTGATAATGTTAGTGTAAAGAGAAATATGAAAGAACTTAAAGGTTTGACAGGTCAGTTTAAAAAGACTGCTGTTGAGGCAAATGCCACTAATCAACGACTTTCTGCTCTTTACGAAGATATGGGAAATATCTTGAACAGATATTATGATATTGAAGAAGCATTAGATCCAGTTGGTAAAGAAGATGGTGATGTTGATAATGATGGGGATACTGATGATAGTGATAGATATCTAAAGAAAAGAAGAGATGCTATTGCTAAGGCAATTAAAAAGCAGAATGGAGATAAGTAGTAATTTTATTTATGTCTCATTGACATTATGGCAGATTGGTTTTATCATAGGAATATTATTAAGGTTATTTTACAGAGATGATAAAAAGAAAAAAACGAAAGAGGTTTTTACGAATAGGTCAACACCAAAAGCTGTTGAAGTCGAATTACATAAACAGAAAAAAGTTGGGCATATCGAAATTGAAACAAAAAAAAATATAGCACTACAAAAACCAACAAAGTCATCTATTAAATCAGATGAGGTAATTAAAGGTAAAGTAGTGACACAGAAAGAAAAACTTAAACAACTTAGAAGAGGTTAGATATGGCAAAAGGTTTAGATTGTGGTACATCATTCTATATTGCTGCTACAGAAGAGTTAGTGAAAAAACAAAGAAATGCATTCTTAACTGTTGATGGGGAGGTGAACCAAGTCAAGAGAATGTTAAAACGACAAGGAATTCCTTTCGTAGAGAAAGCGGGTAAAGTTCATATTGTTGGACAGCACGCTTTTAACTATGCTCAAATATTCTCAACAGCCGAACTTAAAAGACCGATGAAAAGTGGTCTATTAAATCCTACAGAGAAAGATGCCTTACCAGTTCTAAACGCTATAATCGGAGAGTTGTTGGGTGATGCTAAAGATGGAGAAACTTGTGTTTATTGTATTCCATCTAAACCTATCGATGTTCAGAGGGAAGTGTCATATCACGAAGATGTATTGAGAACGATAATAGAACAATACGGATACAACGTAAAAAAGATAGAGGAGGCAGTTGCGATTGGATATGAAGGATTGGTTGATACTCAACTAACTGGTGTAGCCATCTCGATGGGTGCTGGTATGTGTAACATAGCAGTTATGTATCAAGGGATGACTGCCCTATCTTTTAGTGTAAGTCGTGGCGGAGATTGGGTTGATGAAAATGTTGCTATGGATACAGGAGTATCAAAGGCTAAGGTAACTAACATTAAAGAAACATCAACTACACTTGATTTATCTTCTGCTACCTATCAAAATATTTATGAAGAAGAAACGGATGAGGCTAATGTTCTTATCGCTATCCGTTCTTATTACGGTGCTCTAATTAACTATCTTTTGACTAACCTAAAGGTTCAGTTTGAAGGTGTTGAAAATGTTCCTAACTTTCCTAATGCTGTTCCTATTGTTATCGGTGGTGGAACTTCATTGGTGAAGGGATTCTTGGATGTGTTTAACGAACAGTTTGACCAAGATGAATTTCCAATACCTATATCAGAAATCATTCATATAGAAGATGCTCATACAGCAGTTGCTAGAGGGTGTTTATCTGAAGCTCAACTTATTGAGGAAGATGATGAAGAATAATAAAAAAGGTTTTAATATGTTTGGAAAACGAAAAAAATCAAAAAGAAAAGTTTCTACATTATTGTATGTGGATGCTACAAATAAAAGTATTGATAGAGCTCTTTCGGAGTTTAAGAGAAAAGTAAAAAACTCTAATATGTTAAAAGAACTTAGAGAAAGAGAATTTTATCAAAAACCATCTGCTGTTAAAAGAGAAAAGAGAAAACAAAGAGCAATAAAAATAAAGTCTCTTAGGTTAAACGACTAGTTTTTATATTTTTCTATATACTTATATGTAACCTCAATACTCTGTGGTCTTACAGAGTCTAAAAAAATTAATCCTAATTAAAGTTCCAGAATAACTTTATTCCAATACAAATAGTATGGGAGACATAATATGTCTGATTTATTAAAAGAAGCTATCGCTGATGCTAAAGCTGTTCGTGAAACTGCTCTGCAAAACGCTAAGATGGCTCTTGAAGAGGCCTTTACTCCACATCTAAAATCAATGTTGTCTGCTAAGTTAGCTGAAGAAGAGATTGAAGAAGGTGAGCACGATGAAAAAGATTCACCAAGACGAGAAGATGATGATGAGGATATGGAAGAAGGTATGCATGATTCACCTAGACGAGAAGACGATGATGACGAAGATGTTGAAGAAGGAATGCATGATTCTCCACGCCGTGAAGACGATGACGAAGAAGAAGTTGATGAGTCTGAAATCGTTGAAATCGATGGTGTGAAGTATGCCCCTATTGTTTCTGAAGAAGAGCACGAAGACGAAGAAGAAGAAGAAGTTGATGAGTCTGAAGAGCTTGATTTAGAATCAGTAATCAAAGAGCTTGAAGAAGAGTTAAATGAAACTGAGTCTGATGATGATTCCGTAAACGAAGAAGAAGTCGTTGAAGAAGAAGTCGTAACTGAAGATGATGACGAAGACGAAGATAAAGACGAAGTTGATGAACAATCTAAATCATCTGGAATAGGTGCTGGCGACAATAAAGTCGTACAACCATCCGCTGGTGATGAAGAAGATCCTGGTAAAGGACAAGTTCATGAAGAAGTTAATACGCTACAAAGCGAGCTTAAAGAGTATAAGGAAGCTGTTGTCTTTTTGAAAGACAAGCTTCATGAAGTTAACATCCTTAATGCAAAATTACTTTATACAAATAAACTTTTTAAAGAGTTTGTACTAAGTAACGACCAAAAACTTAAAATTGTAGAGACATTTGACAGAGCTCAAACATCTCGTGAGATTAAGTTGGTATATTCAACTCTTGCTGAATCTTATAAAGATAACGGTAATGGGAAGAAAGAAGTTGTTAAGGAATCATATGCTAGTGAGAAATCTGGTGGAACTGCACCTAAGACTAAAATCATTACTGAAGAAGTCGAAGTTGCAGACCGTTTTAGAAAGCTTGCTGGTATAATTAAATCTTAAACCGCTTAAATTCGGAGAAAATAAAATGAGCGATTATATAAACGAAGGTCTTCTGAATTCTGCTTCCCCTATTAAGAAGCAAAAAGAAGAGGCCGCTAAGCTCGTTACTAAGTGGGAACAATCTGGACTTTTAGAAGGAATGGAAAATGATTGGCAGAAATCTGGTATGGCTACATTGTTAGAAAACCAGGCACGTCAGTTAATATCTGAGAATTCTACTACATCTCCAAACGCCGGTGCTGGTGTTGGTGATGAAGAATGGTCAGGAGTTGCTTTACCATTAGTAAGACGAGTATTTGGAAACATCGTTGCACAGGAACTTGTTTCTGTTCAACCAATGAACTTACCATCTGGACTAGTTTTCTATCTTGATTTCAAGTATGGA